CTCATTAAAGCGGGTGTCCCTGAATACTTGGCGCATTCTGCTTGCGTTGACGCCATCAGTCATCGCATGGCACTCTTAAATATCCAAAACCAAGACACAAAGATCTCCAAAGCGGCGGTCTTTTCACTCCACTGCGAGAACATGTTTCACATGTTGCTTGGAAGGGTATTCAATCTTGCAGAGGCATCGGGCTTGGCTAACTCAGAAAACGATGCTTCGAAGACCCAAACAGTTGTCATATCAACTTTGATGGGTCACGCGATTGACGGGTGCTTGGTATCATCAGAGTCGGAACAGGATGCAAAACTCCTGTTTCACACCATCGTCAATACAATCTGGGACTTGGTAGCAAACAAGCGTAAAAACATGGATATGGAAGAAGAATCAAATGCTGAAGGATCAACCAGTATTCACTGACATTGCTGACATGTCAGCACACTATAGAGCGGTGAAGGAAAACCTACGTAAAAATGTTTATGTTCCAAAACCAATGTCAGAGGTCCAAGATTCTCCTGTCAGGAAAAAACTTCTTGTCAGCGATGATCGCAGGACACGACTCGTGGTTCCAGAAAAGTATCTTGATGAATACAAGCAAAGCATCAAGGGACTAAAGGAGTCTGGCAAGATAACCAAACTGACAATGAGGGAGATTGTAAAAGAAGTAGCAGAAAAACATAGACTCAAAGAAAATGATCTGATGACACCGTCCCGTAGGAAGAATATCATCGCGGCGCGTCATGAAGCGTTCTATCGGATGAGGCATGAACTTAAGATGGCGTTCCCAAGGATTGCGGCGTATTTCATGATGGATCATACGACCGTTATTCACGGTGTCAGGAAACACGAAGAACTTAGTAAGAAAGGTAATTAAATGAACGACATTAACAAAATTCTGGCAGAGCGCGGAAAGCAACACGGCGACTACGCTAATGTGTCTCGCATCGCCCAAAGCATCAAGGAAGTGTATCGGAGCGCACCGAATTGGGAAAAACTACCCGATGCACAGAAGGAAGCCCTTGAACTTATCGCCACCAAGCAAGCCCGTATCCTGTCAGGGGACAATGGTCTCAGGGATCACTGGGAAGACATTGGCGGGTATGCCGAACTGGGTTCCCAATATGGGAAAAGCAATTCAAATGTGACGTTTGACCTCAGGAAGGCGATGGGGAACCCCGTAACTTTACCCCATGTGGAAAAAGCATCTTGATTTAATTTTGATTTCAGGGTCTGATCGGCCCCGAAATTATTTGAAAGGTCAGAGGATGAAGGACCAAGGATTTCTTTTCTGCAAGGGCGAAACGTGCCCCATGTCAGCAACCTGCTACCGCTCCCCCGTGAGCGGGTGGGAAGTCGAAGGCTACGAAGAATGGTTTATTGATGAGCCTTACTGGCGCATCCCTTCAACAAACATCACGCTTTGTGATTATTATTGGAAGAAAGCCGATGACAAAAAAGAAACAGTTTCTGAGCCCGAAACAACAGGAAGTAATTCGTGAGGCCGTAAGAGCCTCAAAAATAAAAATGGCAAGGCTTGGAGAGAAGCCAAAGGTCTCCCTGCCAACCTTTAATTTTATGGAAAAGAAAGACACATGACATGGGCTATAAGTTATTGGCGGCGATGGTGATACTGGATTTTGGTGCGGCTATCGCCTTTTTTGTAGAGGGTAAAATTCCACTAGCCGTCATCTTTGCATGTGCAACGGTGGCAAACATCGCTACGTTCTGGCTCCTTTAAGAAGAGATTAAAATGGAACCTCACAAACTTCTTTATGTAGATGCCTCAGTTACCCTGTCAGCACTGGTCGATGACTACATCCTAAAGACAGGGTTGCGTAAAAGACTGAAGCGCAAGGACGGAACGGAAATTATTAACCGTCACCGTGAAAAGATGGCTGACACGCTGACAGAAGCATCACAAATTGATGAGTGTGATCACGACTCGATACTTGCATCCCTTCGGAAGACTCTCGATGTCATGAAGGACATTGAATATCAATGTTCGGGGAGCGATCTGTCAGAATACAAGAACCGACGAAAGGATGTTGAGAAGATTTCTTCAATCCTTCACATCGGAAGAACATATCACAACGATGCCATGAAAAGATTAAAGAACCTTCGCAAGAAAACAGTTTGATGAAGCCGACCATCGCCATCTTTATTCACCATCCAGAATGCTCTCAGGATTGCGCTGAGGGCATGGTGGCGGCGTTGTCTCCTGACTTTGACATAAGAACATTCGACGAAAGAGAACTTAATGAAGGTAGATTTGACGACGTTGACATCGTTGCGTTTGGCGGTGGTATCGGGGACGCGGATCGGTATTACGATTTCTTCAAACGAAGAGAAGGAAACACGATTGCTGATTTCGTATCACGAGGGGGAAAATACCTCGGCATCTGCATGGGTGCTTACTGGTCTGGAAGAAATTACTTTGACTTGCTCGACGGGCTCGAACCAGTCCAGTTTATTAAACGTCCCGACGCATCTGTCAGAAGATCATACGCCACCGTCGCAGAAGTTGACTGGCAAGGCAAAAAGGAAGTGATGTTCTTTTACGACGGATGCACGTTTGTAGGTAACGGTCGGTGTCAGATCGTGTCACGGTATAATAACCAAGATCCGATGGCAGTGATCCAAGGTCGGGTGGGCTTGATTGGCTGTCATCCCGAAAGCGAACAGAGATGGTTTGACGATCTCAAATATCTAAAGGGAAAGTGGCACGAAGGCCGACACCACGAGTTGCTTCGGTCCTTTGCCAAGAAACTATTGAGGCAGAAATGAAAACAATTATTCACGTCAACCAACACAAGATCAAAAGCAATACAAAGTCCAAGGTCAGAGACCCTGTGCTGACAGTTAAGACATATAAATCAAATACTTACGCCCACGAGGTTGTTATCAAGGGAGAGTCGAAGGTTGTGTATTCTCCTGACAAGCCCTTGTCATGTGGTGCTAAGGTATGGATAGAGACAGAAGCACCTGTTGAAATAGTGAGACGTTTAGGAGTTTTTGCGTGACAGGATTTAGGAGCAAGAGACTGATGAACCAATCAAGAGAACCAAATGTCAGGTGGCTGGGTCCATACGAGCCTGAAGACAGACACGCTGACAAGACAACGCTAGATCATGTCATTGAGTTGCGTAAGAGACTGGCAGAGACAGAGCGTTATCTGAATAACGCTCTTGATGTTGTTGGCTCTCTCCGTAAAGAGATTGACATTTTGAAAGCGGCGGCTAAAAATGGCTAGGGAACCGGAGACCGTAAAGGATTTAGTTTTCAGGTTGAAGGTTCATCACTTGAAAGAAAGTTTAGAGGTGAACAAGGAGAGGGCCGAGGCCGCTCGTTGCATCGAAGGCTTGGTAGAATTTATAGCAGTTTTGGTTGATGAGAACCATCAGCTAAAAGCAGAAGAATGTCCCTGCAAAAGGCGTGAGGCCGAATTGGACATGTTATTCAGTGAATGGAATGAGGAACTTGAAAGATGAGTATCTTTACGACTGAGTCCCTACAAGGGGTTGCATGGATCGTCGCCGGACTTTGGGCGGCGGTCAAGTTGATTGAGATGGTGTTTGATCGTTGGGACATGTTTTCGGACCACCATAAAGAAATAGATTCATTATACAGACGAATAAGAGAAGCAAACGAAAATCTAAGTCGTCTTGAGTTAGAAAACGAGATGATGAAGAGACATTTCTTCCCTGACACGGAAGAGGTCAAGACACCTGACGAGCCCACGCCCGTCAAGAAAAAACGTGGTCGCCCACGCAAGCGTTGACAAATAGACGCCCCGTCAATAACCTTGGCGGGGCTTTTCAATGGAGAGAAAGATGAAAAGAACAATTATCAGATATGAATATGACGAAGACACTATACGCGCCGTATGCGAGAACGAAGACGGCGAACGGTTTTATATCAATATAATGATAAACGGTGAGATTACATTTTAGAGGAGAAAGATTATGAAGGAAGATGTGAAAGACTTACAAGTATTTCGTTTGTCGGAAGAGTTAATAAACTCTTTTATGTTTGATAATGAATATATAGAAAACATATTTTTTGATATGTGTGAGGCGGGAGTAGCGTTTCCACCTTACCCAAGATTTGCATTAGAGTTCAATGTTGATACCTTCATGTGTTTGCTAAACCTTGTTTGTAGTGATGCACACAATGAACACGCTCGCAAAAAAGTTAAAGAGTCACTTTCTGATGTCAGAAAATGGTTTATTGAATACGATATAAATGAACAAGTGTTATGTGGTCATGCAAGAAGAGATGGAAATTTCTATAGTCCTTTAGTCAGAGGGTCCATCAGTCAGGTATTATATAACAATCAAATTAGAAAAAGTAGTTTCGATCAAGAAAAGGATTGTGAATCGACCATAATAAGCACTGTTTGGTGGATCTTTGCGTTTTTTATAGTTCTTCTTTCAACAAAGAATATAAAGAAGGATACAAAGATTCATGATTGTATGACAAGGAAACGTGTTCCAGATTCTAAAAAGTATCGTAAAGACTACCCATACACTACAACCCTTTCCATTGGAAAGATCACAGAAAACTATGACGGCAGTGAATTTACCGGCGTGTCACGGCGTCCTCACCTGCGACGCGGTCATGTCAGGACACAACACTACGGCCCAAAAAACGAATTGACTAAAAAGATTTTTGTTCAATCCGTTTTTGTGAACGGCTCTGAGGACATGAAATCTAATCGTGTCGCATACAATGTTTCAATAGCCGCTTGACAATTAAAACTGTCGCACTATATTAAATTTATCGCTGAAACAAGAAAGGAAAAGCGAGATGAGAACGATTCTTATAGATCCGTATGAACGGTCTTTCACAGAAGTTGATTACGACGGTGACTACAAGTCCATCTACACACACTTGGGATGTGACACGTTCGATGTTGTATATACAGATGTAGGAGATGTCTTTGTTGACGACGAAGGATTACTCAAGAACCCATCAAAATTTTTCTATATTCAAGGAACACCTCAACCTCTTGCAGGACGTGGGCTTGTCTTTGGAAGAGTGGACGAAGAGGGCAATAGCACAGAAGCGACGGTCTCGATTGATGAATTGGAGAAGAAAGTTCGTTTCATGTCGCCAAGCCAAGTCTTAGACATGTTTGCATAACCGTCTAAAAATTCCTCCCTAGACGGTAGACTTGACCCCGCTTTGGCGGGGTCTTTTTTATTCCATCTTGTCCGTTGCCTCGCCCCACGACCTTCCGAGTTCAGCATCAACCACAGACGGTATCTCAAGCTGAACGCAGTTCTCCATGATCTCACGCGCCTTCAAAGCAGTCTCCCTGTCGGGTATGCTGAGAGCGAGTTCGTCGTGGATTTGGATCATTGGAAGGATGCCTTCGTCTGCAAGATCGACCAAAGCCTTCTTTGTCTGATCAGCCGCCGAGCCTTGAATGAGACTGTTCAGGGCCTTGTATGTGAACGCCCTGCGGATGTTTGACCCATACTCAGCAAAGGCTTCCTTGTGCGGCAGAGGCTTGTGTAAACCGAAACTAGCGGGTTCCCATTTGTCATAGCGACACTTGCGACCGAGCAGAGTCCTGATCGAACCACGCTTTGAAGCACGTTCTGACGCATAGTCGCTGAGTTGCTTAACGAATGGGACCTCTTGATGATACTGAGCGAAGAGACCCTTTGCGTCTTGTAAGTTGAGACCGAGTTGGTTAGCCAGTTTCGTGACGCCCATTCCGTAGAACAACCCAAGATTGATCGTCTTGGCTTGCTTACGAGGAACGCCGACGATGTCAGCGGCAATCTGGTGGAAGTCCGAGCGAGCGTCTTCTTTATATCTAGAGACAAAAGACGATGCCCCTTCCAGTTTCAAGATCGAAGCATAGTGGACCACGATCCGAGGCTCTTGTGACGAGTAGTCGAAAGCACCCCACTGACAACCCTCTTCTGGCAGGAAGAGGCTTCTGATCATAGGTCCGATGACCTCGTCCCGCGACGGGATCTGCTGGAGATTTGGGTTAGAGTAGCTGAAGCGTCCTGTGATTGTGCCGCCGTCATCGCTGCGAAGCTGGTGTATGTCAGCGTGGATGCGACCGTTATGCTGGTGCTTCATGATCGCTTCAATGAATGTCGTGCGAGCCTTGTTCAGTTCGCGAGCCCGAACAATCAACTTCGGAAGTTCATGGGGGTGGGCCGCCAAAAATTGCTTGGTAAAACTTGGCGCACCTGTCCCCCCTGTCACAGGATATTCCAGACCTGCGGACTTGAATGCTGACGCCACGGAGGCTGCCGCCCAAATGTCAACGCTGACACCGTATTCGTCCTTGATCTTTTTTATTAAAGCTCGCTCTTCCTTTTCTAGCTTTGTATTGATCTGGTCGGCGCGGTCGCAGTCAACACGAACGCCTCGCGTCCGCATCTTGATGATTGCCTTGAGGACACGGAGTTCAAGGTTAAAGATGTCTTGGATCTCTTCCTTGACAATTAAGCCCTTGAAGAGGTTCCAGAGACGCAGTGTTAGACTTGCATCCTGTTCGGCATACGGCCCCACATATTGAGGGGGGAGTTTATACATCTCAGCCTTGGCATCCACGCCCCACTCGTTAGCGGCATCCCTTAGAAGCCGCTCGTCCTTCCTCTGTTCAAGGTAGTCACGACCGAGATTGTTGAGGGAATAGCTGAAACGGTTCTCGTCCAAAAGTGTAGCTACAATCATCGTATCGACGATTTCGCCAGCAATCTGAATGCCTTCTGCCTGAAGCCAACCCACGTCATACATGGCGTTGTGAAAGACATAAGTCTTCCGAGGGTCGGCGCACGTGTCAGCAAGCCAGCGCATGACACGCTTGCGGTCAAGGTTTCCTCCGGTCTCATGACGGATGGGGAAATACCACGAGCCGTTCTCCGTAGCGACGGCTACGCCGATGATATGACCGTTCTTCGTAGGCCAGCCAGATCCTTTTGTCTTCAGATCTGGGTCATAGGTTTCCAAGTCGATGGCGATCTCGCGATCACCTGACAGGTCTGGAAAACTTTCTGGTGCGGACCACTCTGATTCCGTCCTCAGCAGGGGCAGTTGCATGTTTTTCTACCTTCATCAATCGACCGCATTGGCAACGAGGCCACTTAGATGACACGACAAAGGTAGTCGTGACATAAGACGTTTGCTTGCAGTCGCATTCTACTTTCACGCTTTGTGCATACATTGTTGCGGCCTACGAAATACTAAAACCTTTAGACATCATCGGGTGTATAAGGTGTAAGCTATGCTTAGAACGAGTAAGACCAACATAAAAAACTCGATGCTCATCTTCTTCTTCATAACTCTCCTTCTTCCAAAGACCTTGGTTCTTCCTGACACTATCTGTCAAGAGCATTACGTTGTCAGACTCTGTGCCTTTCGCCCCATGTATTGTGGAAATCGTGATTCGTGAACTGTCCTCAAAAGTCCCATGTCTAAGGCAAGATTTGAGATAACGTCTATCGTCTTCAGAGATCTTGGCGAACGTCTGATCCCAAGGCTTCTGGTGAAGAAGACCGTGTTCCAAGGTCAGAGTTCCAATGTCCAAGAGCCGATGATCTTCTACATCCGGCAGAGTCTTGTGACCTCTGGATACATCAACGTCGATAACCATGTGCCGGTATATGTTCCTGACATCAGTTGCTGACACGACCTCTCCCCGGCGGAGCTTTTCCCACTGTGACACCGCCCGGATGACATCTGTCTTGATTGTCCGACCGCTTTCATACGTATAGAGAAACCCTCTTTGACGAACCTCTTCTTCCAGTTGGTTTGCTCCCTTGCGTGTGCGAGCCATCAGGAGCCACTTGCCTTTTGATAGATCGACCTCTTCCGAGTGCCTGTGCCACGACACAGTGCCTTCATCTTCCCTTGGGAGGAATAGTTTCTGGCGACGGTTTGCTACCTTCTGGATTATCCGCTGAGAGATCGCGTGATGCGAAGAGGGGATGCGGTAACTCTGACCTAGGACCTCGACCTTGCCTTCAAGGTTGATGAAGTGATTCACGTCAGCACCCGCCCAACGGTAGATCGCCTGATCGTCATCCCCTGCAACATATACCTCCTTGGAGTTCTCAACGAGATGCTCGACCATCTTCCATTGCAGGGCTGACAGATCTTGGGCCTCGTCAATGAACAACACTTCCAGCTTCGGAGCCAGCTTACGCTCGACGAAGAGTTCGATCAGGTCAGTGTAATCGTAGAGAATGTTTGTCTTTTTGTATTGCTTCAAACCTCTGTCAACATAATCAACGCGGCTCCAGTCAGTCTTCTGAGCGACAGTTGATCCATTATAGACTACCCTCAGAGGTTGTTGGGTGATCCGTGACATGTTGATAATCTCAAGGAACTTGTCACCATATCCAAAGTCAACAAAGGGTCCGTCTGACATGGACGAGACCTCCACAAAGCCCGGCAGTTTGAGCCAGTCAGCAACTTCTTGATAATGTTTCTGTGTCATCAGACCATTTCTGCCAACGCCAAGACATTGAAAGGCAAGGCTATGCAAAGTTCTAAAGTATGGCAGCTCTTTTTCTGACATACCGAAACGCAGCATAGCCCTGACAACAGCCTCTTGCGCTGCCTTGCGGGTAAACGAAAAGTATCCAATCTTGTCAGGAGCTATACCCAACCCAAGGTAATGCTCGACAAGACCGAGAAGTTTTGTCGTTTTGCCCGTGCCCGGAGGTCCGAGGATGATGTTCATTACATCACGTCCTTTTCACCTATCGGATTTGGTGGAAGTTCAATCGTTCGACTCTCGTCAGTTCCAAAGTAAGACTGAGAGAAATTCCAGACGTGCATTCCTTTTCCCGCAATCTTCCAGTAGACACGCTCGCCGCCGAGTTCACGGAGACGTAGGCCAACCTTATTGATTGAGTAGTGAAGGAAGTTGTTGACCGTCAGATGCTTCAACAGATCCTTGATCTGGAAGTAGACTTTGTCTTCTGTCCATACCGCAATCCCCTGAATGATTTCTTCCTTCTCAAACCCACGCGCACGGTCACAGCAGAAAGATGACAGTAGATCCTCAAAGTTACCTTTGATCGTCGTGTCAGGAGCTGTCTCGACAATCGTCAGGTTTTCAAGGAGGTTTTGCATCCTCACCTGCCAAGCCCGTGATGTCAGTGTCAGCGGAAACTTATTGATCTGAGCCACGCATTCCTTTTGGAATACTGACTGTGACACAAGAGCGTCCGTGCTGAGTTCAACGCGCTGACCATCCACGTTAAGGAGCCAAATCGGTGGATCACCGTTAACCTTTGTTAACGAACTCAAGTCATTGTTTCGGCTTCCGGGACCGACGCCAAACTTCCGTGACATGCACACGTCTTTATTGCAGAAGCTGGAGATTGGCTGGTCATCGCATTTGTAAAAGTAATCCTTCTTCTGAAGTTGCTTTATGATTACTGCCACCTCGTTCGCTGACAGAGGCGGCTTCATGTATTTCATATTGTAGTTCTGAACGACGTTCTCCCAGTCTTCCTTGTGTGCCATGCGAGCATAGACACCAAGACTAAACAGAGCGTTATTACGACCGCCTTCACCAAACCCCTGAGCGCATAGATGCTGAAGGCATGGTGGGCCATGTGGAAGTAACTCTTCACTCTTCTTGTGTTTGGTCGGCAAAGCCATAAATTCATCGACAGTCATCTGACTGTCTTCAGCAAAGCCAATAAACTCTTCAAGTGTCAGCGAGTCGCCGTTCGGGCCGAAAGCATAACGGACAGTGTTCTCACCACCAAAGTAAGGCATGTTAATAAAATTGCCCGTGTCACCACGTTCAACCAAAATCTCTGTCTGCTTTGGGAAGATTTCAGATCCTGAATATCCGAGGACCGAGGCGATCTCTAATAACTTCGGGTGCAAATCTTCTGCGGGTATCTCTTCTTTGAAAAAGAAATACACGTGTGCGCCACCGGACTTTGATCTACATACGACCGCCGGAAACTTATGTTTCTTTAATTTTTCAATCAGAACGCGATGATCAATCGTGTAATTGTCAACGTCTATCGCGCCCCAGTGACAATGGTTATTATCCTTGATAGGAATGACCCCAAGGCCTGTATCACCCGCCAGATGCTTTTCCCAATGGACAACAGTAGTGGGCTCTTGAATAACGCGAGCAACGCCTTGCTTTTTTCCATCACGTTCTCTGTCCTTTGTGACATTGAAAACCCCGTGAGCGCGGGAGTTTCCAAGAAATATATTATGTAGTCTTTCTGCTAATGACATGCTTTCCCCCAACAACAAAAATGGCAACCCGTAAGAAATCCTTACAGGTTGCCACTACTTAACCAGTTGTTAGAAGGGGATGTCATCCGCTTCAATCGTAGTTCCATTAGCAGAGGAATGATCCTCACTCTCTTGCTTGACCTTGACTTCGCCAGCCTTGACGGACTTGGAGAAGCCAACAGCCATCTCAAAGAGAGCGGCATCGCCTTCATCAGCGAGGCTCAGAACGCGGTCACGAGCGACTTCCCACCCGAACCACGAACCTTTGTCATTCCGTTCTTCAACGGTCGAGAGTTTGTAGATGTGCGACATCATCGGCATCACAAACATTCTTCCGTCCTTACCCTTGCCCATAGTGGTCTGGATTTGTGTCAGCCACTTACGAGCCTTCTTGAGTTGGGTAGACGTCATGGTAATCAAGCAACGCTTAATGTTGCCTTCAATGTCCACCATGAGGACATAGAACTCAGCGGTATTCTCAAGGATGTTCCCGTTGGGGAGAACATCTTTGCCTTTCTGATCCTTGAATGTTTTCTTAGCAATCGGGTCTTCTGCATTATAAGTCCCGACATAACCGCCACCTTGCTCGCGTGGCTTCCATTCAACGTAAACACGGCGATAGTAACAAGGAATTACTGACACGCCTTCTTCGCCGTCATAGACGACGTTCTCGACAGTGTTGTAGATCATCCCTGCTTCTGCGCCTTGCACATAAGCACCATCGCGCTTGTTCACTTGTGGTGAAAGTTGCGCGAGAATGCGGAGATACGGAATAGCTAAATCCTGTGCGGATACACTTTCCAGACCTTCGTTAGCGAACGCCTCAAACCCTGAGATGTCAGAGGCAGTGGCAAGTTCCGTTTTTTTGGCGGTAACGGGAACCACATTTGATTTTGCCATTAGTCACTTCCTTTTGATTTTGGCCTGTTCACCGATGTAGATACCAAACAGATCAGAGGGGATCGGTGCGCCTTCTTCGACCTGTTCCTTCACGAAAGCCTTCAAAGTCATGGGTTCTACCCAAACCTTCTGCTGAGTCTCGTAGCCATCAGCTTGGAGTTTATCCATGAGTTTTTGTGCTATCGTGTCTTCCGAACGTCCAAAGCTAATCGAGACTTGGTTTTTGATGAGCGAGTCGTGACCGTTGTCACGAAGCCAATCAAAAGCCTCTTCTTGTCGCGCTTTCGGAATGGACGCTGAATAGAATTTTGAAACGGAGATTTCACTTCCGTCATCCATCTTAACCTTAGCCATGCCGTATTCTGCCATAGCCGCAGGAAGTTGGTTTTCTGCAACCTCTTTCAAATCCTTCTTTGCACCAGACAGTTCTTGTTCAAGATCAGAGACCCTAGCTTCAAGTGCAAGTTGTTGTTTAACAAGGGATGCAATTCTCGACATCCCTTCTTCCTTAATGTCCATCAAGTCGGACGCTACGTCTTCAAAATCAATACTCATTGTTTTCTGCTCCTATTTCCATTTCTAAATTCACATCCAATGGTAAGTAGGCTTCTTCGTGCCTATCCCATTTTAGCATTTTTACGCGACCGTTGTTATTAAAAGCGGCAACCCCAAAGCATATTGCTATGCAAGCAGGGTCTCCTGACAGGAGAAGGTAGTCCTTGTCATTGAAATCCTTAAGAGAATCCTCGATGAGATCGACGATCATCTTTTTTTGTGTAGGATTATCAACGACTTGTAGTTCTCCCGGAAGGACAACCTTCAACGCTCCATACTCTAAAGCATTGGAAATATCACGACCGCGCATTTCATGGGTAATGTAGACTGTCATTCTTGCTTTCTTCCTTTCGAAGCCCCAACATAATACCTGACTGAGTTCTGTCAAGGGGCTTGAAAAACTACCTGTGAATACTTTATCCTTATCCCTCCGAAATAGAAAGTGAAATTAACCATGACCCTCCTTGTCACCAAATACGACTTCAAATTACCGCCTTACGAGCATCAGAAAAAAGGTCTGCAAATGTCTTGGAATAAAGACGTTTTTGCCTTTTTCTGTGAGATGGGAACAGGCAAGTCAAAGATGCTGATCGACACCATCGGCATCCTGTTCGAGAGGGGGGAGATTGAAGCCGCCCTGATCGTAGCACCAAAGGGTGTGTATAAGAATTGGCAGAGGTCCGAGATCCCCCGCCACATGCCAGACCGCATCCTTGAGAAGTGCGATGTGATTGCATGGGACCCCAAGCAAACTATTGAACAAAAAAAGAAATTAGACTTGGTGATGAAGAAGGACGACAGGCTCAAGGTGCTTGTCATGAACGTCGAAGCCTTCTCGACAAGCCGTGGTTCGACCTTTGCAATGGAATTTTGCAAGAAACATGAGACACTTATGGCTGTTGATGAAAGCACCACCATCAAGAACCGTAGCGCACAGAGAACCAAGAACATTATAAAAGTTGGGGAAAAGTCAAAATATAAGCGAATCATGACGGGCTCGCCCATCACCAAGTCACCGATGGACCTGTTCAGTCAATGCGCCTTCCTTGACCCAAAGCTGATAGGATATTCTTCCTACTATGCTTTCCAAGGTCGGTTTGCCAAGACCGTCCGCAGAAGCATCGGTAGTCACAGCTTTAATCAAGTTGTCGGTTATCAACACTTGGATGAGTTGTCGGACAAACTGGAAGAGTTCAGTTATCGCGTCTTGAAGAAAGACTGCCTCGACCTTCCAGAAAAGGTCTACATCAAACGCATCGTCGAGATGACGGACGAACAGGCCGTTGCATATGGTCACATGAAGAAGCTCGCCCTCGCCAAGCTCATGACAGAGTCGGGTGACATGACAACCGTGACAGCGACCAACGTGCTGACACAGATCATTCGCCTGCAACAAATCTGCTCCGGTCATGTCAACGATGATGAAGGAGCGATGACCGCTGTCTCTACAAATAAGCTCGCTGAACTTCTTGCAACTATTGAAGAGATTGACGGCAAGGTAATCATCTGGGCAATCTTCACGGAAGACATCAAGAAGATTACCGAGGCACTCAACGAAGAATACGGTCAGGGGTCAGCGGCTTCTTACTATGGCGATACCCATGCCGAGGAACGACAGAACATCGTCGAGAAGTTCCAAGATCCGAGTTCCAATCTCCGCTTCTTCGTGGGCCAACCACGCACGGGCGGTTACGGCCTGACACTGACAGAGGCCAAGACCGTGATCTACTACAACAATGTCTATGACTTAGAGGTTCGTCTTCAATCCGAGGACAGAGCGCATCGTATTGGTCAGAAGAACACGGTTACGTATATCGACCTCGTCACGGAGAATACGGTCGAGGAGAAGATCCTCAAGGCTCTTCGTGAGAAGATTGACATAGCTACGCTTGTTATGAGGGAAGAATATAAAGAATGGCTGATTTGATTTCACTTCGATGCCATTTCAAAAGCGGCTGACTCAACCTCTTCGACACGTCTTTTCCAACCATTCCCGAACACATTCCATGTCGGGAGTGCTTGGAGAAACGCCATTCTACGGTCACAAATGTCAGTAATCAAAGAGCGTGGATTAACGTGTTCCACTGCGGCTAATGTCGCAGGGCCGATAATACCATCCGTAGGTAATCCAAGAGCAGCTTGAAGAAACTTGCCGGAACGAACAACACCACTATTAACAGCAACATCCAAACAAACATAATCAACACCTGCCGGTAGACTGTCTCCACGGACACGGTCCCAGTATTGCGCTTTGTAGAGCGGTTTGACATCTTCCACCGTCAACGCTTTCATGTCGTCAATAGACACGGGTTTACCAACCCATTCTTCCCAAACCTTTTTTGTAACTCCCCTGTTAGTGACACCCCCCGGATCTTTCGGGTGGTTCACAAATCCTCCTTCGTGCTTGAGGACAAGGGCGATACACGTGTCAAAGTTATCTTTCATTCTGCACTCCTAATTTTCCTGACAACCTTTCCGACACCAGCGACGTCGTTTGCATACTCTTGCAGCTTCAAGGTATCTTCCTTAATCTTTTCTGTCAGCTCTTTGATCTTCTCGCTGCGAGCCTGCGGTGTCAGGCTTTGGTCACGAGCAATCTGTGTCTGAAGAGCCCTCGTCCTCATGATTTGGTTTTGCATATAGAGCATGTTATTCGCCGCCTGCTTTTGAGCATCGAGCGGTGTGATGTTTGCTCCAAACAAACGCATCATTGACTCCAGAGTTTCAGGCTTCGGCAGGCCGCGCTTATCAACACCTGTTCCATCGACGAACAAGGCATTGTAGATGCGCGGCAATGCACCACCACTGTGATCCATGTTGTTGAGATCGACATTGATTGCAGGCGGCATGGCTTGATTCCAGACATAGGAAAGAATGGAAAGAGCCTGCGCCTTCGGCGTGTCAAATTCGTTATAGATCTTCTTCTCTGTGAATGGATCTACGCCAGTTGAAAGAGCCGCAATCGCATTGATCATCGGACCGTTTGGAATGACAGTGCTTTTTGCAAGTTCCTTTGCACCCTTATAATACTCGCCATACTTAAATGCCGTAATTAAAGGGTCAGTGAACGTCGAGAATGGGAAGTATCTACCGATGTCAATGAACTCAATGTTACCTTTGCTGTCACGCATTGGCAGGATATAGAGCGATCCATTGTCACGGATGTATTCCGCCATCGACTTGCGGAGCTTTTCAATCTCGTCTTCGTCAATATCAAACGCCGCCATCGTAGCCATTGGAATAGCGTAAGCCATTGCAATATAAGGCAAAAATCTCCACGGAGTCTTGACTGCCGTCTCAATCAATTTCGGCAAAGCCTTGTAGTAATAGGTGATAAACGGAATGCCGATAGGGGCATTACGGATATACCGGACGTTCGGGTTCACAAGGCTGTAGTCAAACAGCGTATCGTGTGCAGCGTTGACAGCGTTAGACTTCTGACGGGATGTCGGGTTCGGACCAGCTTTTTCAATCTCATGGATGTAGTGCATGAACTTAAAGAGCGTTTCCGAGAACTGATATGCGTCAGTGGCCCCTTCTGACACGGCGCTCATGATCGACCTGACAGATGCAAACATACCGATCAACGACGTGTCGTTTCCTGACTTGAACTGATAGGCCTTCAAGCGTGTCACCGCTGCCCGGAGTTCGGCTGCTGACATGGTTCCGCCTTGCAGGCCAAAGTCTTGGGCATCATTCCAACGCTGGTCGTTCTTCAAGATTCCATTCAAAGCCGCGTTGAACAGACGTGGATATTGATGAAGAGGAACACCACCAAACAAGTTCAAAGCAATCGCGTTCGAGATTGCGTTGGTTACTTGTGTCGGAGGGTTAAGCGTCGTTTTGCCGAGCTTCCAAAGCTGTGTCAGCTTAACTATTGTAGAGTTCTCGTCACCAAGAAGACGCTCTGTCATAGACATATTTTCACGACCAAGCGGGATAAATGTGCCAACAAGGTCGTTATAGATAGCCTTCTTCACAACAGCGCCAGCAAGAGGCCCATAGCGAGGATGCTCTGGCATCGGCTCGAAGCCCTCAAGCTCGTATGTTTTGATTTCAGAACGGATGCTCTTGATTCCCTCGTCAGCAATGTCAAGCATCTTACCGATTTCTTTTTCCATTATGTCAGCCTGCTTAGGATCTTGCTCACGCAAGGTCTTAAGCACGTCACGACGCATCTCCATAGCGCGGTGCTGGAGGTCGTATGGAGTCATCTTCATTCCACGCCATTCAACGGTGGTCTGTGGAGCGATCCATCCATTCTCTTCGCCAACGGCGTAGATATTGTTGAGATACTTGATCATCGCCAAGTCGCGAGCAGGGCGTGACAAGGCAACGTAAACAAGGAATGCAGGATCTTTGATCTCACCAAGGATCGCACGATCTTCTTCTGACAGCTGATCGTTACGACTCTTCAGATACTCCTGCATACTCTTACCGCCCATCGGCGTCTTCATGCCGCGTCCGGTGAGTTCGTAATAGAGATAGAGACGTGGGAGATACTGATCGTAGTATTTATCAAAGCTCTCTTCGGTCAACTGACCTTGCTCAATCATCTTACGAGCAAGGAGGTTGATTTCCTTCTTAGACTGCATTGCGGCTTCACGAACTTTTTCATTAGTGATCATGTTCGCGTCTGCATTACGGGTTGTCATGTATTTATACACGGCGTCCCTGTCAGCCTGCGTAGCACCACCGATGATCTTCGACATCTGACGGGCAAAACGCTCAGACTTGGTAATCGTCCCCATCGAGACGTTTCTAAGTTCAAACAATTCATCGACATTCTTAACAAGCGCGAACGGCTTGAAGAACTCACGGATTGCATCCCAAAGACCACCAAAGCGTCCTGACACGACGCGAGCTTCTTCTTCCTGACCCGTGCGAGCAATGGCGTTTGAAAACTCTTCCGACTCAGCAGTGCCGGGAGCAAACGTGTTAAAGGCTCCCTTGATCTGCTTAGGATCAAAGACTGCGAGGTTCTTTGCACCAAACTCGTTTACGTAGAAGCCATCATATCCAAGATCGCGAAGGGTTTTCTGAACTTGCTTTTGTTCAATAATATCCCAGTCACCAGTCCTTAGACCTTCTTTGTAATAAACGCTTTTTCCAGAAGGTCCCATTGCTGACAGGACTTCTTTGACTTGCGCTTTGTTTTCAAAATCAAAAGGCTTTTGAACACTTAGAAAAACAGGAATACTGCGCTGTCCCGATGGATAGCCCATGTCCCCCTGCTGGTTTATTACTTCGGCAGAAAATCTGTTTAAGAAACCATAGCTTTGAGTAAAGAAGAACGGTCCTTCTTTACCTTCAATTCCGCCAGATTTTGCCTTACCAAACCTATTAAACTGTTCTTTTGTTGTATGAAACCAACGTGTTGGATAATGTCCGCCAAGGCTTTTCATCCAAGTTCCAGCCTTGCTGTCACCCCACCAACGCTTAAACTCTTCTACGCTCTCGTTGGTTTCAAGGGCGGCACGGGAGAACTCTTCTTCTCCTACACCCTCTTCCCCTAAGCCTTCTTCTGGAGATGGCCCTTCGTCCCCGATTTCAACAAGAGAGCCATCCGGTCCGATAATGGTAGCTTCTGGAGCATCGTGTGTAATCCATCTGTCGGGTCTATCACGGTGGTCCGAGACGACTCGATTGGCGGCTTCTTCATAGCTGATGTCTGCTGTCTGTCTTGCACCTAACTCTCCATAAAGACGCTTTTCATAGTACCAAAGAACGGCTTGAATATCAGCCAGCGATAAGTCAATTCCACGGCGATTGAGAATTTGTTTTGCACGGTTCGCCGTAGCAATCATAAATGCACGGTCGCTTGCATTGAAGGGCTGATCTTCTGTCCCCTCAAACGCTGCTTTGTACAAGGTATTAGCGGCCTTTTCAATCTCAGTTCCGTTCTTATACCCCTTTGCTTCATACGAATCCCTAAAATCCTGAAGGCGAGTAATTGCTTCCTGATCGGAGATTGTATCCCAAGGCGAGTTTCTACGGTCATACTTTGCAAGCAAAGTCTTGAATCGAGCAAGACCGATAGGTTCACCCTTTGAATTGAATGGCTTGTCAGCCGTACCTATAATTCTTGTAACAAGCTGACCACGGTAGCGATTGAACGTGCGGGACCACCAACGATCCATAGTAAGATACCCGTGGCTTCCCATTAGATTTGAGAAGAAAGCACCCAGCTTAGGACCAAAAACAAGTGCTGACATTGGAAGTCTTGTGTCAGCCTTATAACTTGTCGAGAAATCAATACCATCGGCCCGTGCCTGACGAGAAAGCTCAGACACAGTCCTTTCTTCCATAAGGAAATCAATAGCCCCTTGTTCGCCACGGCTCTGAATAAGGGAGTTAAGGATACGAAGATTTGACTCCATTGAAACACGACGTTCACCCCCGAATGGGAATGTTTCAGGGAAACGACCGGTGTCTCTATATTCAGAGTATGCGCGACCAGCGAGGCTGAAGTTATTATATACCTTCTGACCATCTGACATCAACGCAACAACAGCGGTGAAGATGTCACGTTTTGTTTTATCTGTTCTGAGTTCAGGGAAGATTTGTGAAAACGCATCAAGAGCGCGTTGGTATTTTCCACTATACCAACCGACCCCGGAATCAAAACCAGCTTTTTGTTGATCGTTTGCGAACTCAACTTCATCCGCCATCCAGTTAGCAATCTTTCTGGATGCTTCTTCAGAATAGTCATTGCGTTCAATTATGCCGTATTTTTCCCGCTGACGAGCTTCAAGAGCTTCCGCAAGCCGACGAGTCTTTACGCCCGTTTCTCCACGCCCAACGCCGTACTTCTTAAGGGTTTCTGTACCTTTTCTCAAACGTACAGAAGACTCTTCACCTTCAGGGACTGCTTCAGCACGAGCCTTCGGTTCAACTTGAGACTTGCCTGCCTGACGCTTGCCAGCAGTTGTTTCACGGAACACGTCTTCAACTGTCTGGAAGCCCTGACCTTTGAAGTAGTTTTTCGTGCGATCAATAAAGTCTCTGAAGTATTTCAGGAACCTAACAAACGAAGATCCGAGGCCCGAGACAGGTTGTTTGGCACGACGAATTGAATCGTCCATTGCCATAAAAGTGTAGGCCTGCATCTCACGTTCGCGCTTCTCTTGAGTAGAATAGGCGTCAAGAACGTCCTGTCCGACGTTGCGTTTGATCTGATCGTAGACACTACCCTTACCGTCAGAACTCCGCATTGTCTTGATAACGCGGAGGAGGTTTGGATCAATGTCGTCAAAGGACCTCGCACCTTTGAAAGCACCCTTGATGACGGCGTCAGCCTTCTTGTCACTGTCAGCAAACATATCCTGAAGAACGTGGAACGCTTCGTGTGCAGAAGTTTGGTTTGCAATATACGAATAGCCCGGATTCAACGAGAGCTGAATCAGGCCTTTTGTCCCATCACTAAAGGTTTTTCTAGAGCCAGCAACTTGTTCATCACCAACGCCGCTCATCAAGCGATTGACGAACTTAAAGTCGTGATCACCCTTTGTGTCGCCAAGAAGACTGGCTGAAACGTCAGCCATCTTAAAGGCGTTATACAACTGCCTGTGATCGAACTCACCAGAGTCCAAGGCATCACGAAGGCCTTTTGCAATGGATTCACCCTGCGAGCCACGCTTTTCAAAAGCGGATACACGCTCGTCAACCAAAGCACGTGCGGCGGCAACGTCAGCGACTCTCGGAACATTCTCCGGTATGCGAGGCATCTTACGGGTGTCTTCTTCACTTTTGACACCAGTAAACTCACTCACTTCTGGGAAGTTTCCAGCTTTGAAGAGTTTGTTCTGCGCCTTCTGCGCTTCAAACTTCTCAGGACCCAAAGCCGTTGGCTTAGGTTCCGAGGGCCGAGGTCCGATTTCCGTCTCCACAATACCGGGGCTGACCATACCCGTCCCCATAGAATAGGGCTTTTGCTGACGAATAAGCTCATCAATAAGGGTCTTGCTCGCACCAAGTTGGCGCAGCTCAGGGATAGTTATGTCAGCATCCAAGTCCTGACCGGTACGATTACGACGGAGTGCGATCATTGTCAGAACGTGCTGGTCTTCTTTGCCAGCAAGTTCCCTGACATCTGAAATAGATACTGGTTGGAAAGGCGTCGTTGTTTCAGACGCAGCCTTAGCCAGAGCTTCCGTTTCAATCTTACGACGTTCGGTATCGTATTCAGTAAGTTGCTTGCGATACTTATCAATCTGACTTTCGTCATAAGAACGAGAAAGTGCTTCTGAAAGAACACGTGCATCACGTTCATTATTGATGCCGTCAGCAATAACGCTCTCTTCCCCACTTAGAACGCGGAAGCCATTCGGACCTTGGACCACTGACAAGTCTGTCAGTGGTGCGCCTTTATCAATCGCAGCATTATAAAGCTCGCTGACACCGGGACGAGTTGTGCGTTCACCCGGAGGTGCAGGCAAGGACCTCGGACCTTCGCCAGCTATGACACGGGTAGGGCCCATGTCAGCAGACTCAGCAAGATTGATTTCACCAATACGCTTGAGAATAAGTTCAATCTTCTTGTCTTCTGAAATACCAGAATCAAGGATCTGACCGAGGATTGGAACATCATCTCGATGTTTTTCAGCAAGGCGGAGATAATTCTCAGGACTTCTAAAATCCTCAAGAGTCTTCAAAGACTCTAGAAGAGCATTATCTTCTTGTTGTGGATGAATGTTTGTACGACCTCCCACAGCAACATCAATGCCGCCGCCGAGAATACCACCAGCAATACCGGCAAGTGTAGCAGCACCGGCAGCACCACGGAACGTCGGGACATCTTCGCCTTCTCTTTGCAACGCTACGTTTGAAGCGACTTGCTCTTGAGCTTCTTGACCAGCTTCAGGGATCGCTTCTTTAATAAAGCTT